TGGGTTCTCTGGGTCCAGTATCTCTGTCGTAATACCTCCATCCTTTGTGCTGATTGCCGAATCCCATGGCCACTCTGTTAAGAGTACTATTATCTAATCCCTGATTTGGGAAATTAGAAGACAACTCTGAGGCTGTTTTGTTTAAAACTATTCCGTGTTCAGGGTGATACCAGTCATAGGTCTGATAGCAATTATTTGAGTCTTCTGATACCATGCTCCACCCTTTAAACTCAAGAATTCTATTTTTAGCTACTTGAGATAACCCTGAATAAGTTAATTTTTGCTCTGGGTACATTTTTGCTAGTTCTGAAATGGAAACTTTTTCAACAACTCCATGATCTTTGTGGTACCAGGTTCTTAGAATATTATTATTTCTTCTATGTATAACGTCTTTATCCTCTAATAAAATCCAACCTTTGTGCTTTTTCTTTTCTCTCCTGTAAACTGAGTCTAAACACTTGGTATTCAGGTTAAGATCTGGAAACATCTCTGCAAGCTCTCTTGAGGATTTCTGAAGAACTTCTCCGTGTTCTGGATGATACCAGTTTCTGGGAGTATAGTTGTAGTTATTTTTACCTTTTCTGGACTCCGACTGTTTTTTCCTAGTTTCCTCGGATACGATAGTCCCTGAAGATCCTTCACCTCCGTCGGATTTGTTATATAGCAACCCTTCCTTTGGATATAAATCCTTCCTCTTATACTTAGCAATAAGCTCCATCTCAATCCTAAACGCCGTCTGTTCATTAATATTCTCATGCAAAATTATTATCCTGTTTTCGTCGGATGGTCTTTTACAGGGTCTACCTCTACCTTTATAAGGCCTCTCGGGCCTCCCCTTTCCAATATAATACGGAGTTCCATTCTTCCTCATATACGCATACACCACGAAGTTCGTGTCGACAGAAACGGTGTCGCTCATACCAAAAGTCCCACTACTAACCATCCTACCGTATCTTTCACCGACCTCGCGTTGAAAGCAATATAGAGACTTGTCGACATGCCATACACTCCGCCTCGTGACGCCTACGGCATCGCCAACAACTGCGACCCAGCCACCGTCGACTACTTCATTGAGGTGTTCGGGTTTAACGAAGCACTAGAGTTATCGCGCATTGAAGATCCCACCGCCAACACCATCAATTATCAGCGGATCCAAGTAGCCCTTAATGACGCCGCACAGCTCGTAAACAACTTTATCGAGACTGCACCTCCGCAAGGGAAGCTCCTCATCGCGGGCTCGTATCGCCGTACGCAAGCGATCCTGGCGAGATGGTACCTCGATACTCTCAGGCCCCGACAGCAGGTCGTAGACGCCGCAGAGGCGGCCCTGAAGCAACTCGACCTCTGGTCGAGCAAGGCATCGCCGTCAGCCGGATTGAAGTGGCAAGAAGCATATCGGTATTGGTCGGGCGCCTGTGCGATGACGATGTCGAATACGCAAAGGGATAGAGCTTTTACGCCGGCGTCGTTGTCGAGGTGGGAAATGCGGTGGGGGACCAATAATAGATTCAGTCCTTATGTCCGTAAAGGCGCATTGGTCGCTGATAATGTCACACCACGGCAGCCCAGTGGCTCTCTGGATCGACAAGATGTCACGTTGATTGGTGACAGCACGTTGGCCGTCAACACGCTCTTCGACGATCTGGAGACCACACGCGATGTCGCGTCGTTTGCCGATACACAAAACGCGGCTACGCCGGCCGAAGGCGATGTGTTGGTAGTCGAAAACATCGATGGTGATATGACGACGGGTGGCTTACAGGAAGCCGATAGCTTCTAATACTAAAAGAGGGACTTGACATGCTGAGTGGCGACGAAAACCAAACATACGGATACGACCCATTGAACCCAGGTATGCCTGGCGGATCGAGTATGGTCGTGGTAATCCCGAGCAACGGAACCACAGAGTGTGGCTACAATACGAGTGGGCTGCAAGGGTTGAGTCATAGCAGTTTCGGTGTGTTCCCTGACTCCACCCCCTACAAACAATCTGCGAGTGAACTGAGGCAGTATATCATCAATCTCGAGGCCACTCGACGCCTGCGCGACCTCGCGGATGTGAATTTCACCCGTTCTCCTGTGCCCGGAGACATCATGGCATATAACTACACCACTGGCCTTTGGGAACTCCTGGACTTCGTGTCAGGCGGAGAGTTCTAGAGCCTCCCAAGTCCCGCTGTCGGTGGAATAGTAGACATTCCGAACCCCCGATTCGCCGATGGCGAGCTGACACACCGCGCAGGGACGAGATAGACAGAGATTTCCGGACCTGTTTACACGCCCTACAACCAACGTGTCGGCAGGCCGGTCGCCAGCCCGTATCAGTGCGCGTATTTCCGCGTGCAATGAGACGCGATAGGGTTCCCCGGCTTGACAAGCAAGCCGGGATTGATAAGGGTGCGTCTTGCCCTCGAGGTTGGTTGCCGAGCAGACGATGCGGCCCTTCCGCTACACCACGCACCCCACACGATGCGAAGAGGGAGAGGATAAGGCGAGATCTTGGACGATCTGAGCTATACGCCTAGTTACCATCGAGAGAATAGACCCCTAACCATTTGTCTAAGGCGCGATAACTTCCGCTGGTGCTTTTCCGCCTTCCGGATAACTTTCTGCGCTTCGGATCTAGTAGTCACCATTTCGGCCTGCAGCATTCGCTGGATTAGCCGACGACTGTGGTGTTGAATCGATTTCATAGCCGACCTGCCACATTCAAACAAATCTCACCCCACTCGAGAATATCCCTGTCCTTAAAGTACTTCGAGGTGGGCACTTCTCGGTCCAAGACGACTTCGCCTGTCTCGATGTGCTCCATGCGGAGATACCCGTAGGTGTCAGTTTGTCTCAGCACATAGCAGTTAAACTTCCCGTCGAGTGTGTTTTGCCAGATGATGTTGGGGTTTGACATGATTGAATTTGTGTCCTAGAAGTGCTTTCAACAGGAATCTGGCCATTACAAAGCCCAGGAGCATCGCTGCCACGTAGTTGAGAGTCAGGAGGATGGTCGTAAGGACATATGCTACCACATTGAGGGGCATTGCGTTGAAAGCAAAGTATGGGTGTGTCTGAATTCTAACACAATGCTTCTGGAGATTGAGAACCAACTCTATCGACGTGTACACTCGACCCTTGGGCAGAGTGCGGTTGTTCTGCGCTTGGCTGAGGAGCTGGATCAATCTGGCAGAGTTGCGGAACAAGCGATGATCGTTGTGGCGTTTACGAGTGGCGGTACGACAAACCCAATGAAGGGGGCATATATACCTACCGTCCGCACCCGGTCTCTTACCTACACCCTAACCCTCGTCCAAAAGCAAACTCAGCGCGAAGGCCATTCATTCTGTCTGCCAATTCTCGATTTGCTCGCCGATAGCGTTACAGGCTGGGTCCCTGAAATACCTGGTCTCGAGTTTCAAACTGGCTTCGAACTCACATCGGAGAAGTTTGTACAGGTAACTAGGGAGGCGAGTCAGTTCATCTACGAACAGACTTATACGATCGAGATTTCTATACCCGATGGTCGTTTTTACTCGCAGCCCTGCGCTGCATTCGATCCGGTACAAGTTAGTGATTTCTTGCCCGTAAGAAAATGCCTGGTGACCCCAGGAGATGATAGTCGTCAGACCGGCCTGGCTGTGTGGCGCAGGACAGTGGGTGTGGGCGAGGTCCAGAGGTATGTTGTTGAGGATAGCAGGTGCGGGAGACTGATTGGTGACAATCTAAGCGTACAATGTACCGGCGAAGACGGCAACGCCACCTACGTATTCGTCCCGATTACGGCGATACGACCTGATGGAACCGTAGACGAAAGTAAAGTGGTGACTGGCACTCTCACAGATGTTTGGAAATGCACGAGGGAAGGACAAAAATCTAGCAAAGACTACCCGGACTGGTTCAAGTTAAACATCGATGCTGGGCTTTGGAGAAACAGTGTAGGCACAGTTCCTAATACTAAGGCAGAGACGTCAAGTTATCAGCCCCTCGATATCGGAATGAACAAGGTGTATAATGGGAAACAAGCTACATAGCCTTTCTCATTCACCCTCACCCACTACCCACCATGGAAACCGCTTTCATCGAAGCCCTTACGGCCCAATACAATCTCTCCGGTGCTGCACAGCTCGCTCATTGGAATTCTGTCGGCGAAAATTTCTACGAGTATCACTTGCTTTTTATGCGTATCTACGAGACCGCAGAAGCAAAAATCGATACGCTTGCCGAACAAGCTCGAGGCAAGGGAATTGAGATTCCGGCTAAGATTTTTAACAGCGTTCCGGAAATTGAGTGGGATGATTGCGTTGATTTGTCTAAAGAAATCTTGAAGCTTGTCGACGACCTTTGCGATGCGTTGAATGATCTGCATGAAGAGTGCGATAAGAAGAATGAGTATGGTATTCTGAATGTTGTCGAGGACATCATGTCTGACTGCAATACGATGAAGTATTTGCTCGGTTCGGTTGTAAACAAGATCTGACAAAAAAGGAGGGCGTATAGCCCTCCTGCTCAGCTTAGCTGAGTCTCGTATAGCACACCTTTGCTACCCCGGACGACGGAGACGCGATTCGGGAGAACGAGCCATGAGAAAGATCAAGGATACGTCCTCCGTGGAACGGACCGCGATCCGTGACCCGGACCACAACCGACTTACCGTTGTTCTGGTTGGTGACCCGTAGACGGGTACCAAACGGCAGTGAGCGGTGAGCGGTGATGTTAGCTCCGGGGTCCATGGGCTGGCCATTAGCCATTGTTGCCCATCCGTAGCCATCCCCGCGCCCGTAGTGCGAGGCGGTTCCGCAGCGAGTTGCGGCGGAGGCGGGAAGGACAGTGGCGAGGGCCAGAGATGTGAGTGCGAGAGCT